CAAATGGAGAGAAAACGGGTTGGAAGAATGATGTGCAGGGGCGTGAATACGCCTATACAGTACGGGATTGGTGTAATATTCCGGAAAAGATCATGCAGGCGGCAGAGAGGTTACGGGGTGTACAGATCGAGTGTATGCCTGCAGTAGACCTGATACAAAGATTTAATTACAGGAATGTATTAATCTATCTGGATCCACCGTATTTGTTAAGCTCAAGGAGCGGGAAAATGTATCGGTATGAAATGAATGATTCAGGGCACGTCGAGCTACTGGATGTTGCGCTTGCACATAAAGGTCCGGTTATCATTAGCGGATATGATAACGCGCTTTATAATAACCGCCTGAGAAACTGGCATAAAGAGGAAACAGCATGCTATTCGCGGGCATACAGCAAGAAAAGGGAAGTGATCTGGATGAATTATGATCCGGTGAGGCAGATGGAATTGGAATTGACGGATTAGACCAGGAAGTGGAGAAGGGAAAATTTGTATGAACGAAAATGAATTACAGAGATTATATGATTTGCTTGAAAAAGTAACGGATGCAGATGAGAAGGCGGCTTTAAAACACGCAATCTTTATCGTGGAAAACTATAATCACGTATATTGATCGGGATTTTAGGAGGGAGAGATGGAAGGTCAGTTAAATTTATTCCCAGAAGAACATAATTCTCCTGTAAAAGTAAAGAAAAAGAGAGAAAAAAGTGTGGATCCATCCCAGACATTCGATGAACGGATGAAGCGTTTTTGGCATTACATGGATACAAAGGGGATGAATGAGCAGTGGATTGAAACATGTGTAGGGGAACTCAGGATCGTAATTGAAGCCCTGGCAGATTATTATGACATAGCAAATAAGCGCATCGAAACAATGGAAGTAGGATATTATAGAGCTGTTTTAGAAGAAAGAATGGAAAGAATAAAGCAGATCCAGGGCAGATTGGAAGAGTCAACAGGGTACAGCAGGGATAAACAGATTGAAATCTGTATGAAACGGAAGCGGATCAGGAATGATGATATAGGTGAGGATGCACTTGTGATTGCGACTCGTAGGTGAGCCATTGTGATTTAGCGGAGGTGATACTGTGAAAGAGGGATTGATAATAGACTGCTTTGCTGGCGGCGGCGGGGCGAGCGTAGGAATAGAGATGGCATTAGGAAGACAGGTAGACATAGCAATCAACCATGATCCGGATGCTATTTTAATGCATAAGACGAATCATCCGGATACGCTTCATCTGACGGAGGATATTTTTAAAGTTGACCTGCAGAAATACGTAAAGGGACGGAATGTGGCTCTTATGTGGGCAAGCCCGGATTGTACAAGCCATAGTAAAGCAAAGGGCGGAAAACCAAGGAAGCAGGGGCTTCGAATTCTTCCATGGGCGGTATATAAACATGCGAAAGCGATTCTTCCGGAAGTGATCATTATGGAAAACGTAGAAGAGATCCAACAGTGGGGACCATTGGATCCTTCCGGGCATCCGATACCGGAACGAAAGGGAGAAGATTATAAGAAATTTATAGCAGCTATGAAGTCGCTCGGATATGTATTTGACAGCCGGGAGCTAGTGGCAGCGGATTATGGGGCGCCTACTACCCGGAAACGATGGTATGCAATATTTCGGCGGGATGGCAGGGAGATTGCCTGGCCAGAGCTGTCGCATAGTAAAGACGGAGTGAATGGAATGCAGCCATGGGAGCCGATTTATAAATATCTTGACCTGCAGGATTGGGGGAAATCCATTTTCGGACGTAAAAAGCCATTGGCGGACAATACGATGCGGAGAATAGCAAGAGGGATTGAAAAATTCGTTTTTAGCTGCCCGGAGCCATTCGCCGTACAGGTGAACCATGGAGGGGATCGGTTCCGGGGACAGAGCATCCATGAGCCAATACCGACAATCACACAGAAGCACGGCTTCGGTGTGGTGACTCCTTATATCATGCAGATAGGGCATACGGGATTTACAAAAGACAGAAACAGGACAGTAACAGAACCGATGAGTACCATTGTTACAAAGAATGAGCATTGTCTGATCAGTCCGCTCTTGATCCAGTACCATTCAGAAACCACTAGGAAAGAAGTCCGCGGACAGGCGGTAACAGTGCCGGTTCAGACGATAGACACTAGCAACCGATACGGGTTTGTAACGGCATTCCTCTCAAAGTTTTACAAAAGTGGGACCGGGCAGAGTTTTAAAGAACCGATACATACGATCACCACATCCCCCGGACACTTTGGAGCGGTATCCGTACTGGCACTGGAATGGGATGACCTGCTGAAAGCAGGGATTGATGAAGAAACAGCACAGAAATGTACATGGGTAAGCCAGTTTATTACAGAGTATTACGGATGCGGGACCGGGCAGGGGCTGAAAGAGCCGCTGCATACAATAGTAGCGAAAGACAGGTTCGCGCTGATCACGCTTACAGGGAACGAATATGTGCTATTGGATATCTTCCTTCGGATGTTAAAGCCGGAGGAATTAAAGCTAGGACAGGGATTTCCAGAGGATTATATTATAGACCGGGATTACAACGGCAATAAGTACCCGGTTTGTAAGCAGGTGGCACGGATCGGGAATAGTGTAGTCCCGGTCGTGGCAAAGAAATTAGTAGAAGAAAACTGCAGCTATCTGAAGGTAGGGGAACGGATGCCGAATATGAGGATAGATGATAGCTGCGGGCAATTGAGTTTTATTAGTGCATAAAAAGGACGGCTACCGCGAATAGCCGTCTTACATCAATCACGGTGTCAGTTTAAGCGATTGATTACATATCAATTATACCAAATCTGACACAAAAGGGCAAGGCATATTCAGCGGGAAAACCGCGAAAATAAAGGAATTTCGAGGCTTTTCCGACCTTGTAATGGATAGTAACAAGTCTGCGATAACCCCAAATACAGGGTACAGAAGGAACGGTGTCAGATGGAGCGGAGAAGACAGGCAAAAAGGAAAAAGAAGAGAGGGATGAAGTATATCCCTTATGATTACGAAGCTGCATACGGGAAGCAACTGGAGGATCTACACGAGTGGTTTATTAAAAATATGCTTTCATACAGGAAGAAAACCATATACGCCCTCAAGGAGATCCGGGCAGGAGAGCAGTTTGAAGTAGAGATATACCCGCAGTTTAAAAGCATGGATGAAGTGCCTCCGGAAGGAAGGAGTGTCAAAAAAGATAATACCAGGGCGCAGAGGAATCTGAACGATAAAAATGCGCGGAAATATGTGGAGAGGCTGATCAACCGGAATTTTGGTAACAATGATATCTGGATTACGCTGACACTGGATGACTGGCATCTGCCGGAGGACGGAGATATGGATGCAGCCACTAAGATCATACAAAAGTGGATCAGGAGGGTTAATTACAGGAGGCGAAAGCTCGGGCTTGAGAACGCCAGGTATGTCTATGTGATAGAGTACGATCCCTATGCAAAGATCCGGTGGCACTATCATGTGGTCATGGATGGAGAGATGGATATGGATACGGTGGAGGGGTGTTGGAGGCAGAGCAGCCGAAACGAGGTAAGGCGGCTGCAGAAAGACGAAAACGGCTTATCAGGCTTAGCGAATTACATCGTCAAAGAGAAGCACCGTCTAAAGTCAGAACGCCGGTGGAATTCCTCCAAAGGGAACCTGGTAGATCCGGATATCCGCGTTGTACACTCCAAACAGCCGGAGAAAGGGAAGGGATGCTACAAAAAGATTGAAAAGTTTGTAAATACCATGGTCAGGGATCAGGACAGCATACCAGAGCAGATGAGGCTGTGGTATCCGGAGTATGATTTTACCAATGCAGACGTTTATTATAACGATTTTAACGGCATGTTTTATATACATGCCAGGATGAGGAAAAGGAGGTCACAAGAGCATGACGAAAGGGCGGCAGGAAAGCGCCGGAGGAAAACGTAAGGAGAGGCATAAAGGCAGGAAGGCGGGAAATCTGGTTATGGCAGCAGCTGCAAGGATCACATGGATGTTTAAAGCAAAGGGATGCCCGCATATCTGTTTATTTTGCGGATATTACAGACAGTGCAGGAAAGACGGGATCCCGGAAGGAAGGAGATAAGCAGAGATGAACATGAAATATGCAAGGAGAAGCGAGGACACGGAACAGATCCAGGTGATGAATTGGGCGCACTGGCATACAGGGAAGTATCCGGAGCTTAAGTGGCTGCATCATATCCCAAACGGCGGCAGCAGGAACCGGGCTGAGGCAGCAAAACTGAAAGAGATGGGAGTCAAGGCAGGGGTATCGGATCTCTCCCTGCCATGTCCTAAAGGGATCTATTGCGGGATGTACGTAGAAATGAAATATGGCAATAACCGCCATACCGACAGGCAGAAAGAATTCCTTGCAGACATGGCGGAGAACGGATATTTTGTAGTGACCTGCTATTCTGCAGAAGATGCGATCAAAGCCATCGAAGAGTATGTATCCTTCCCGCACGACGTCATCGGGAAGGCGGCAAAGGAGTATGAGAAATTTTCAATCGGCGGCGCCATTGACCGATGCAGGATGAGTATCCCGAACAACAGCATATTAAAGGACGGAAGAGCCAGGGGAGGCGGGGTGGATTGAGACTATGTGATTTTGTGGGAATCATAGAGAATTCTGATGCGGTAAGGATCATAAAAGACGGGAAAGAAGTATTTGTCGGTTGGTTAGCGATCCTGACCATACATACGGAGATATACGCAGATATCCGGGAAGATACGGTTAAAAAATTCCGGGCGGCGCCGGAGATTAAGCACAAAAAATGGAAGGAATTAAACTTAATGAGCCCGATGCAGCCGGAAGCGACACCGGACTATAAATTCAGCGACTTGCAAATGACGCTGTATTACACGATTTATATATAGCAAGAGGATAAGAAAAATAAAGAAACAGGAGGGAAGGATCCATGAAAACAATCGCAGTGATGTCACCAAAGGGCGGGATCGGGAAAACAACGACAGCCGACTCTATTGCATATATATTGGGGGAAGAACAGGGAAAGAGGGTACTGATACTCGACGGCGACCCGCAGGGGGATACGTCAAAGACCTTCGGATGCCATGAGACGGCAGAGACAGGGATGAGCAGGCTGCTAGAATGCCATGCCTGCACAGGAGGCGAGTGCCATACGTCGGAGCTGATCTGGACAACCGCTTACCCGCATATTGATATGATCCCCGCCAATGGATATCTGGTACGCACAGACTTAAACCTCATGATAAGCCAGGAGGGCAACCAGGTTACAAGGCTTAAGGAGGCATTAGCGGAGGTAGCGGGGGAATACGACTATTGCATCTGTGACTGCGGACGCCTGTTTGACATGGTCGTGGTAAATATCCTGGTTGCATCCGAATTGGTCATAGCTCCCATAAAAGTGGGAGGATATGAAAACGAGGCGATCAAGAGCCTCTGCGAGCAGGTGGAAGACCTCCGGCAGATCAATCCGGATCTGCGGGTGAAAGGGATATTGACCATGCGCCAGAAAAACAAAACATCTCTCGAATTTGAAGAATACCTTCACACCGCATCCGGCATCGAGATGTTTAAGGCGCCGATCAGAAGATCCATCATGGCAGAAAAGGCAACGATTGCAATGGCAGCAGTCCCGGCATTTGCCAGGAGAGGGATCGTGGCGCAGGATTACAGGGATATTGTAAGGGAATTGCTTGAGGATATGGAGGGATAAGAATGGGGAAGGTAAAAGAGTCCATGCATACAGCGCCGTGTATGTTTTGCGGGCAGATGGTGCAATTTATGGCAAAGGACCTCCTGGGAGAAGAAGAGGCACAGGAGCTTGCCGCAATGCACTGCAGTTGTGCAGAGGCTTTAGAATACAAGAAAGAAAAGAACCGGAAAGAAAATGCATTAAAGAACGTCTCCAAATTATTCGGGGAGGACGCAGGGGAAGGTAAGAGGGTGAATGATGAGATTGTAGAGATCCTGATGGCAGCAGTTAAAGAAATCTACACCGGAGGACTCGCGAAGGTTACATTAAACCTTCGTGGAGGCGTAAAAGCCTCCATATCACAAAATGCCAAAGGAGAGATCAATGTAGAGCGCATAGAGACCAGGAAGCAGAAATTGACGGAATAAGGGAAGGGCGGGAGATAAATGGACGGGCAAATGACAGACCGGGAAATCTGTATTTCCTACAAGGGAGCGAGAATGCCAAATGTACAGATACAGATCTTAGCAGATCTAAATAGTGTAAGCAAGATGGAGATCATCAGCATACTTGTAAAAAATAACATAGAGTTAACACGGCAGACAGTCCGGTACATGCACACGCGTTTAGACCAGTTGGACGGGCGGATCGCTAAAAAAGAATCAAAGTGCCGGGAGATAGACGCAAATATCCATTTCAGGCGGATGACCCGGTTGGAAGAGGAAATAAAAGCCGATGAACAGGAGTACCGTGACATTGCAAAAATATTAAATATGGCAAAAGAGAAAGGCGGGAGGAAGTGACATGGCGAATAGTTTTACAGTTATGGACATGTTAAATAAAAACAGCATAGCAGGGATTGACGATTCGCCAAAAGCAAGATTTAGGACAAAAGATATCTCGATCTATAAGATGTACCGCAATGAGATGAATTTTTACAAGGTATCAGATATCGAAGAGCTTGCCGGAGATATCCTTATGCACGGGTTAAAGCAAAATCTTGAGCTTGTACATAAACCCTGCAGTGAGGGGGAATACCGGATCGTCTCAGGCGAGAGGCGTTGGGAAGCATTAAAAACCCTGGCAGCAAGAGGATATAAGGAATTTGAGATCGCAACGTGCAAGCTGACGTCACCGCAGGACGATGATGAGGAACAGGTAGAGATTATCAGTGCGAACGCTTACCGGACGAAACGGATCGCGGATATCCTGGAGGAAGAACAGCGGTTAAAGGCATCCCTTGAGCGCATGCGGGAAGACGGAAAACAGGTCAAAGGGCATGACTTAAACTCCGGGAGGCTGAGGGATGTTGTAGCGTCTATGATGGGCGTGTCGCGTACCAAGGTCGCACAGATCGAAAGTGTGAACAACAATCTTATCCCGGAATTTAAGGAAGAACTCAACAAAGAACGCCTGACATTTTCCGCGGCTTACGAGTTGTCCGGAATGCCGGAAGATAAGCAGAGGGAGACGTATAACACTTACCAGGCGGTCGGAGGGATCACGCACAAAGCTGTTAAGGACATAAAAAAAGAGGCGGCAGCAGCCAAACCGGAAGGCGGGCAGGGGCAGCAGCCTGACAGCGGAGCAGATCAGGGGAACCCGGAAGCCCATAAAGCATCGGGAGCGGTGTCAGAATCTGACACAAGAAAATACGTGCCATATGAGGATGCGGCAGTTTCATATGGTATGGATCCGGAAGAGGCGGAAGCTGCCGGAATGGAGATGTGCAATAAATTTGATGGGTATCCCTGCAATATCAAGGAGACCATAAAAAAGCATTTTACAAAAGGCGGGTGCATAGTAGGCTGCGCCGGATGCTGTAAGCTGTGCCGGGATAAAGAGACATGCGAATTTACGTGCGAAGCCGTATCGGAAGAGATGGTGGGGAGACAGGAAAAGGAGTGGCAGCAGAAGCATCGACCGGGGGACGATTATGAACCGCCGCATCCGGAAAGTATCACGTCACTATGCTATTCCTGTAAGCGTTATTCCGACTGTAATGTAAAGACCGGGACCTGTAAAAAATGCGACCAGTACATCAATAAAGCGGAGGCGGAAAAGAC